TCATTGTATCTCGTAGAGGTAGGCTTGCTTGAGTGGTTGTATGCCGTTTTGGTCGATGGTGATTTCGAGGCGGGCGCAGGCGTAGCGGCGGGAGCCTATGAGGTAGGGTTGTGTGGGGTCGGGGTTGATTGAGTCGGTGAATTGTACTTGTAGTTCGATGCGTGTGTCGATGGTGGGGGCTGTGGTGAGCAGTTGGCCTATGTTGCCGTAGGTGGCGAGGGTGTTGATGGGGCCTTTGGTGGTGAGGGCGAATGGGCCTTCTGGTGTGGGGAAGGTGTAGGCCTTTGTTACGAGTGTTGCGGGTATGTGGCGGGGGCCGTCGGAGGCTATGGTGTAGGGTATGGCGATGGGGCAGAGCGAGATGGTTGGGTTTTTGCTGGGGGAACCGTCGGGGCCTGGAAAGTATTCTTCATAAAAGGTGTCGTACTCGCCGTTGTACCAGGCTATGTCTATGTGGTCTTTGGCTTCGGTGGTGGTGTCGGTGGTGTCGGTGTCGGGTGGGTTGATGGCGTTGTTGACGGAGTAGACGTTGCTTTTGGTGAGTATGGTGTCGGCCACGGCTATGATGGGGTAGCGCCGCCCGGTGGTGGTGGGGTCTTTGAGTTGCCCGTTGTTGGTGCCGATGAATGGGTCGGTGATGAGCATGTTGGCTGGTGTGATGCGCAGCTTGGTCATTTGCTCGCGGTTGGTGGTGCGCATGAGTGGTGCGAATTGGTCTACCTCGCGGAGGACGGGTGTGTCGAGATCGGTGATGAGTATGGCGTATGCGCGGTTGGTGGGTGTGACGGTGTAGAGGTTGGGGCTTTGCTTCTTGTAGTAGTCGGTTAGTTTGTCGTAGTGGTTCTTGGCTTCTTCGTATGTGGCGGTGGGCAGTATGGTGGCGTTTTCCCATACTTCGTCGGGCAGGCGCAGCATGGGGCTTATGTTGGGGTAGTCGTAGTCGACATTGCCGTTGGCTGTGGTTTCGGCTTCGGGGTCGGTTGATATGTTGATGGTGTGTGTGTCGGATACTTGTGTGATGGTGATGGGTTTGCGGTTTTGGGTGTAGTAGTCTTGGCGGGTGTACATGTCGACGTATTGCCCCTTGAAGGTGAACACGCAGCCGAGCAGGTTTTGCAGTTCGTTGAGGTATTCTTTTACGGTCCAGTGCGGGAGGATTTTGGTCCGTTGCAGTGTCTGCCGTGTGTTGGCTATGTAGATGGCGCGTGTGAGCGGGTTTTTGGTGTATTGGTTCCAGTCGCCGGGGGTGAAGCCGAGGCACTTGAATATGCGCGCGGTGATGTCGAGCAGGTAGGGGCAGGGTGCGAGTGTGATGCTGTCTATTGAGTCGCCGTCGAGGCCGGGCGTGGTGGTTATCATGTTCGCAGGGTTGGCTATGATGTCGTCGGTGGAGCTGTATATGGGCAGGCATATAGCGTCGGTTTGTCCGTAGGTGCCGTAGGCTGCTTGCCGCACGGGTGTGGTGGTGCGCAGGAATTTTTGGCCGATGCAGCTGCTGAATATTTTAATTTGGGTGCGCACGTCGGTTCCACTTTCGAGCACTTCGCTGCTGGAGTATTGCACGGAGCCGAAGCCGTCCCACACGTTGCCGAGTGGTAGCTCGTCAATATAGGTGGTGTCGTTGTTGAGTGGTGATGCTTTGACACCGGCTTTGAGTTGCGCTTTTATTTCGGCCTCGGTGATTGAGGTGACGGTGGCGGTGCCTTCGAGTTGCAGCGGTGGTGCGATGAGCTGCATGGTATATTGTTCGCCTATGTGGGGGTATTGCGCCAGGGCGGGGTGGTTGCGTGGTCCGAATATGGCGAGGTTCGTCGGGCAGCCCCTCAAGGGCAACTGCACCTCGAGGGTGTAGTCGCCTTGGTCGGCAAAGTAAGGGTTGACGCGTGTGAGTTTGATGGTGGTGCCATTTTTAATTTCGGCTATTTGGTTGTTGATGGTGAGTTGCATCATGGGTTGGTGAGTTTTTTGTAGTGGGTATATTGTTGGTCGAGTCCGTCGGGTCCGCTCATTACGACGTATGCCTTGATGCCCTTGGCGAGTTGTTGGTTTAGCTGGTTAATGGCTTCGGTCTGTGCAGGTGTGGCAGTGTCCACCACTTGCAGGGAGGGTGTGTTGTTGGCGGCGGTGGCGGCAGAGGCGATGGCTTGCCCTGCGAGGCTGGCGGTGGTTTGTGGTGCAGTGATGACGCGGCTCACGTCGTCGGCTGTGAGTCGTGCCACGGTGTTGGTGCGTTGTGCGTGGTCGATGAGTTGGAGTACGGGCATGAGGTGGGGGTTGTTGACGGCTTGGTGGTTGGCCACGAATTCCCCTTCGTGCACGATGCCAGCCTGTCGGCGGTACTGCCTGCCGCCAGTGAAGCCACCAATGTAGTAGCCCTCGGCTTCGGCCTGGTGTTGTTTTTTGATGGCGGCAATCTGTAGGGCACCGGCTGCGATGGCTGCTGCAGCGGCTATGGGCGCCATGATGGGGCCCACGAAGGGTATGTTCACCACTGAACCGTATGCCATGATGGCGTTCATGGCAGTTTGAGCCACGGCCTGTGCCAGTTGCACCTTCATTTGCTTGCGGTTGTATTTGCTTTTGATTTTGGCGAGTTCGGCCTGCTTTTGTTCTTCAAGTTTTTTGGTGCGTTTGGTGTTTTTGCCAGCGGCTTTGATTTGTGCGTCGTATTTTTTGGTTACTTCGGCCTGTTCGAGCTGGCTTTGTGCCTGGAAGAGTTGCGTGGCTTGGCTCATGGTGGCCATCACCAGGTTCATGGCCGCCATGGCCACTGCGGCATAGTCCTGCCACTGTGCTTTGCCGTCTTTGAGTTTTTGCGACATGTTGGAGAGGTCTTGTGCCAGGTTGATGACGCCTTGGCTCATGGCGTCGGTGGGCTGTCCGAGGTCTTTAGGTTTATCCTCTTTGTCGTCATCGCCGTCCTCGCCGTTCTTATTCTCCTTTTTATATTTATCATCGATGGCCTTTTTAGCCTTTTGATATTCCTCTTCTGACAGGAGGCCTTTTTTGTGCACCTCTTCAAGGAAAGCCAGTTCGTCGGCCTTCCGTTCCTCTGCGCTCTTCAGTTCATATTCCTGGCGCATTTGGTTCACCTTTTGCAGGAAACGCAGGTCCTCGTCGTATGCGGCTTGTTTCTTTTTCTTGTCCAGGGCTTCCTCGGCCTCGTGTATTTGTTCGGCCGTGGCTTTGTTTTTAGGGTCGCGCAAGTAGTTAAGCCGTCGTGTGAGGGCTTGAATTTGTATGGCGTTGAGTTCTCGCTGATATTGCTCCTCGCTCATTTGCTCCTTCTCGTGCCGCAGGTTGAGGGCTTGGGTGCGTTCCTCCGTCTCCACGTCAATTTGGTGCAGACTCCAGTCGGTGCGTGAGGCATCAATTTGCTTGGCGGTGTTGGCTATTTGTTCGTTCAGCGTGTTGATTTCTGAGTCGCCCGCTTTGTAGAGGTCGCGCTTCTTTTCGAGAAACTTCTTGTCGCTTTGCAGTTTGAGTTGCTGATACTCATAGTAGGTTTTTATGTCCCTTGCTGCATATCGTACCAAGAGTGTGGCTTGCTCCTGTCGTTGTTGTTCGTCGAGCGCTGCTGTTTGCTTGCGTATTTCCTTGCGCCGTTCGGCATCGGTGTCGTCTTTGCCACCGCCCGAGTACCCTGTGCCCTCGGTGGTGGTAGTGGTGGGGGTGGTGACGGTGCCGAGGTTGAGTATTTCGTCGATGTTGCCGCCCATCTTTTGCACGGTACGTATAATGGAGTTAAGCCGTGAGTCGGTTGTGGTGAGGTCGCCGTTGACGTTCTCCACCCAGCCTTGAGCCTCTGCGTATAGTTTCTTGAGGGTGGCGTATTCCCTGCCCTCGCTTGTGACCCCCAAGCTGGCAAGCGTGGTAGCAGCACCATAAACGCCCTGGCCTACTTGACGTTCTACGCTGTTGTATAGCTTTGCAAAACTTGCATGACTCTTTTCAAAGTCTCGCAATCTCTGCGCGCGTATTGACACGGCGTTGTTCATGTGCTTCAGTCGATCCTCATGGTTAATCTTCGCCTCCATGAGTTCATTCAACTTTTTTTGTGCGGCTTCGAGCAGCGCCTTCTTTTTGAGTTCGGCTATGTAGTCTGTTATTGCTCTTGTGTTTTCGCGTGTGATGCGTCCCGACGCGCTAATCTGCGCGTTATATTCTGGCACAATACGTTGCAGCGCCTTGATGGCTGCATGGCGGTCAGAGAGTTTGCGGTTGTTGTCGTGAATGATGGCCGTGAGTGTGTAGATGCGGCTCTGCGTGGCGGCAGTGGCTTCGTTGGCCTTTTGCTCAAGTTGCAGACCGTCCTTCTTGATGGCGATGCGGTCCTTTTGTGCTTGTGTGAGTTGTTTTTCGCGCGTGCACCAAAGATACACGGCCGCCGCCACGGCTATCACAGCCGCCGCCACCGCTGCATAAGGGTTGGATATGAGTGTGCGGTTGAGCGCGATTTGTGCCGCGCGCGCCTTCACAATGTTCCCCGTCATGTTGTAGTACATGAGCGACAGGGCGAGCCCGAGTCCCTTGACAATTCCCACAATGGCTTGTGTGGCAGCTATTGTGACATTGAAAGCCTTCTGCATGGCAGCAGCCAACTTAACGGCCGCGGTGTAAGACACGATGGCAGCCGTCACCACAATAATTTGCTTGGCGTGTGAGGCAATGAAAGGCAGCACCTTGGTAAGGAAAAGCAAAAAACTGTTGCCCGCGCCCACCACCTGCATGTATGCCGGGAAAAGCTGTTCGCCCAGTTGTACGGCCATGTCGTGCGCCTTTTTCTGCGCCTTTTCAAGTTGGGCTTGCGCCGTGTTGTTGGCGGTGTTAAACTCGTTGGTCACGCTTGTGCCTTGGGTAAAGGCTTGTGTGGCCTGCTGTTGGGTTTGTTTCAGCGTGTCGATGTTTGCAGCCAGTGTGGAGAGCGTTTGCGTGACGCCTGCGCCGCTCAGTTTCATGTCCGTCAGCATTGGCGCGAGCGCGTCCATTTTGCCAGCCTTGCGCAGAGCGTCCACAAATTGCAGCAAGGCCGCGTTGCCATCAGTCTTGAGCAGTTGTGTGAATTCCTTAACGTTGAGCCCCGCCACCTTGGCCATCGCTGCCGGTTTGGCATAGAGCGCGGTGATGACGTTTTGCAAGGCTGTGGCCCCCTTCTCCACGTTCACCATGTTTTGGTCGAGCACAGAACCGAAGGCCATCACCTGTGCCTGCGTCATGCCCGCCTGCTTGCCCACGCCCGCCAGTCGTGCAGTAAAGTCCATGAGGTAGCCTTCGCTTGCCGATGAGCTTTGTGCCAGTTCGTTGATGACTGATGCCGATGAGAGCATGGCTTGCTTCAGTCCCATTTTGTCGGCATCGCCAAATAGTTGCGCCAGTTTGCCAATGTTCTTTACAGCGTCCTCGCCAAGGTCCTCGCCGAGTGCCACGTTTATTTGGTCGGCCGCTTGCACAAAGTCGAGTATCTGCTGCTTGCTCTGTATGCCAAGGCGCCCCGCATCGCCCGCCAGGTCGTTGAGTTTTTCCCGGGCCGTGCGCGTGTCCATCTTCATAAAGTCGTCGTTGAGTTGTTGCACGGCTTCGTCGGCCAGGCCAGTATACTTTTTCACCCCGCTCATGTGCTCAGCCATGTCGGCATACTCATTCACATATTCGGCCATGGCCTGTTTGAGGGCGCTGAATTTGCTGGCGATGCTGTCGAACACTACGGCCACGCCTTGCCACTTGCCGCCAATGTTTGTCAGGAAATTGGCGTCGCTTGCCGCCTTTTGCTCGTTCTTTATCTTTTGTAGTTCCTTGTTAGCCTCTTGCAGCGAGCGTGTGAGTGCCTGCCATTGCTCCGAGCCTCGCTCCACGTTGCCGCTGTTAAGCTCGTGGTTAATCTCCTTAATGGTAGCTTTCAGTTCCTTCGGCGTGGCCGAGTCGAGTGAGCGCAGCACCTTCTCCACGGTTTGTGCACGTGATGAGAGCCTTGTGGCTTGCGTCTCGAGGCTTTTAATCTCCTTGGCGTAGGCTTGCAGAGCCTTGCCGTCGCCGCGGTCAAAGGCGTCTTGCCGCTTGATGCGTGCCTGCTCGAGGCGGCGGTTTATGTCGTCGAGCTTGCGTTGCGCCTGCTCCGAGTTGATGGTGAGTGTGACGGTTTTGATGTCGTTGTTGTTCATAAAAAAAAGCGTGTTACTTTTGGTGTGCGATGTTCCAAAAGTAACACGGCTTGATGGGGTGTTAAAAGACACGCGGCACGGTTATGTGTGCTTTTTGATGTAGGCTTCCCTTTTTGAGTAGTTGTGCGGCCCGGGGTATTTGGCAATGGCTCGGCTTTTAATGCTCCTATATAGTTGCTTGCTCTCCTTCCTTTGCTTTTTTTCCCGTCGGTAGTCCTCCACAAAGTCGCGCCACTCATCGGGCGTCATTTCAATACCTTTAATGATACCTATTACGAAAGCGCAGAGAAAGAAACATATAATAAATGCAACTATTAACCAGAAAATGATGAGCATGATGTGTAGTGTGTATATATTCTTTTTGCAAAGATATGGCTTTAATCACTACCGCGCAACAAACTGAGGGCTTAAAGTGCCCAATGGTCACCCCCTCTCTCGCTCCGTCAGCGTGTCAAAGGCACCGCTGAACTCGTCGCCCATGATGCGCGCCATGTGGTCTTTCAGCACCTCGACGCTGATGTACCACGACTTGTTGAACCACGGGCGGCGCTTTCGCGGTTCGCCAAGGTTGTGCAACTTGCGGTAGGCCTTGCCAAGGAAGTGGAGGTCGCCCCCATTGCCCGGGCGGTAACCGTTGCCCACACCGAGGTCCACATAAATGCCATACTCCAGATAGTTGAAGGCCATCACCGCCTCGCGCCCCGCTATTGCTGCCGCCCCCGCCTTGACAGAGCGGCGCAGCGCGCCCGTGTGGTGAATGCCCATGAGGTCGAGCCGGTCCTGCCATATCTGCACCATCTTGGCGCGCCATGCGCGCAGGTATTGCACGCGGTCGTCACGGCTGCTGTTGTGGCTCATGGCTGGTGGTGTTGGCGGCCCAGAGGTCGGGGTTATAGGTGAGGTCGGTGGGTTCGTCCATGCCCACCATCAGGTAGAGGCCCGTGCAGCCGTTAAGGAAAATGCCGCCCAGCTCGGAGCACTTTATGTTGTCGGTGTCGAGGTAGAGCATTTCGGCTTGCAGCTGCAGCGAGTCGTGCAGCATGCGTGCGGTGAACTGTCGGGCGAGCTCGCGGCAGCGGTCCATCTTGACGGCGTAGTCGGCCTGGTTGCCATACTCGTAGCGGGCGAGTATGAAGATGGTGTACACCCGCCGTTTGAACCACCCGCCGCTCTGTGCGTAGAGGCTCTCCTGGCACACGTCGGAGGTGCACACAAAGTTGGCTGTGCTCTGGTATTGCTCGAGCATGCCCTCAAGGTATCCAAGGCCCGAACAGGTGGTGTGCTCAAACTGCCATGCGCGGGCCATGTTGTTCTGCCCGGTGAGCTGGCTCATGTAGGTGCAAAAGTCAAACATACTTTTAGAGTTGAAAAGTTTATAAGTTGAGGAGTTAAGAGGAATGTCAAGCTTGGAGGGGGGAGTTGATAAGTTGAGGAGTTTAAGAGTTAAGAGGATAGTAAAGTTGATGAGTTGATAAGTTGAAGAGTTGAGCGGTCGCTTTTAAGAGTTGAACTCGCAGAGGTATATTCTTAACTTCTCAACTCATAAACTCATCAACTTAAAGGTTCCCCCATAAACTTTTCAACTTATAAACTCATCAACTTAAAATTCCCCTCTGCTTGTCCAAATCGGCCACGATGGCTTGCTCTTCGGGGGTAAGCTCGTATTTGGCGTATTTGGCGGCTTTGGCGGCTTTGGCGGCTTTGGCGGCTTTGGCGGCTTTGGCTGAGGATATGAGCAGCCCGCCTCCATATAGGACTTTGCGCGCCGCGCCTATTGTCCGCACAAATCGGGCCTCGGTGCGCGGCACCTCAAAGCTCACGAGCGAGGCTATATTGTTGAGTCTCGCGGAGGTGATGACGTTTGCCGGGAAGTCGAGCACCGGTAACTCTGCCTTGGGCCTTTGTGCGTCGGCCTCCTTGATGAGCTGAGCCAGGTCGGGGGCGGTCATGAGCACGTTGGGGCTTGGCAGGTTGGTCACGAAAGCCGTGTTAACCTTGGTGCCGTTCTCGTAGGTGATAGTGCTGCCGGTGAGTATGTGGGTAATCTCTTCGATGCAGCTCGAGAATAAGGTGAGCGATGGGGCGAACAGGAAAAAGTGAATACCGCGCTCGAGGTAGAACCTTTTAATCTTGGCCAAAATGCTGAACGGCGGGTTGTCTATCACCACGCAGCCCTGCGGGTAGTCGTAATGCTCAAAGTCGCCGCCGGGGTAGAAGGGGCGCACTATGGGGCGGTCGGGGGCGATGTTGAATTTTTTTATAGCCCAGCCCTTTACGGCCTCGTACACGGCAGGCGGGGTGTAGCAGTCATCGGTGGTGCGCTTGGGCTTGAATTTCTCTACGAAGCCGACGTAGTCGTTTAGCTTGTCTGTTTTCTTCATGGGAGGGGGGAGTTTTTAAGTTTAGAAGTTTATGAGTTGAAGAGTTAAGAGGGCGGTTTTTTAGAGTTGAAAAGTTTAGGAGTTTAGAAGTTAAGAGGAATGTTTTAGCGGTTGAACTCGCAGAGGTAACCTCTTAACTTTTCAACTCTTCAACTTTTCAACTATCATGAAAGCTTCAAAGCTTTCATTTCTTCTGCCTTGGCGTCAAGTTCGGTCAGCGCGTCGAGGGTGGGTGTGCTGAGCACTGCCGGCTGCTTGGTGATGTCGCCGCCAGTCAGGGCGCGCAGGCAGGTGATCATCACCGCGCGCGGGTCGGGCGGCGTGCTGTCGGGGTCGGCCGAGCCGGGCGCGCCGAACAGGTGGGGGAACAGGCCCGCATACTGCGCCTTCAGCCCCACGAGCCATATGAGCAGCATCACGCGGTGCGCGTTGTCAAAGTCGGCCGCCGTGGTGCCGGGGTAGAGCGCCATGCCTATGGCGTCGAGTGCCTCGGGGCTTTGCACCTTGAGGTAGCCCTGGTAGTAGTTCTCCACCTCCAGGTAGGTGCGGAAGGGCACCCCGTCGAGCATGGCGTCCACCGCGGCATGGCCCGCAATGTGGCTCATGCGCGACGGTTCGGCGGGCGGCTGGCCTATAAAGTCCACCAGGGGCATGAGTTCTGCAATGTCGTCCTTGAGCTGGAGCAGCACGCGGTGGCTCTGGCCGATGATGCGTGCAAGGAACAAGGCCTGCATCTCGTCGGGTGTCCATTCGCCCTGAGCCATCAGCGCGCACAGGTAGTGGCGTTGCTCGTTGGTAAGGGCCAGCCACGACTGCGGAATGTGCGCCCTGATAGATGAGCGCACCCTTTTAGCCGAAAAAGAAGGAGGGGTCTGCTTGTTTGTTTTCATAAAGCGTGGCGTGTCGTGCTTGGTAGGTGGGGCTCAGCCTGTACTCGTCCAGCTGGTCGGCGTGCGCCTCAATAAAGTTGATGATGTGGCGTGTGTGGGTGGCAATGCCCGGCCCGTGCATCACGTGCGCCGCCATGAGCTGGCGGGCCATGAGCAATGCCGAGCCGTAGGCCTCCTCCTTGGGCGAGGGGTTGGGCGTGGGGGCGGCATCGGCCGCATACTGTCGCGTGACGAGTGCGGCATAGAGTTCGGGCGAGATCACGTCCACCACCCGTGCGCTTGCCGCGTGCAGCGCGGTGGCCATGGCGTCGAATTCCTCGCGCAGCACCTCGCGGCCCTCGGGCGTGCGTATGCCGTAAAGGGTGCACAGCGAGGGCGTCCACAGCAAGGAGCCGGCCCGCGAGCGCAGCATGGTCATAAGGTTGTGCGCGGCCAGGTAGAGGAGCACGTGGTCCTCAAGCTGGCAAGCATCGCGGCGCAGCTGCAGGCGCAGGGCGTCCACACGCTCGCGGCTGGCGGGTGCCGTGTTCTGGTTGCTCACAATGCCAAAGCCCGTGGGCGTGAGCACGAGGTCCATTTGCGGCACGGCGTCATAGGCCGCGCGCAGGCAGATGGCCGTGGCCAGCGTGGCGGCCACATGGTCGGGCAGCGTGGCGTCGGTGGTGATGAGGGCCTGCCAGGCAGCCGTGCAGCCCTCCACATAGCGCTGCACCTTGTTCCACACCTCGGGCGTGGGCGAGCGGAAGGCCGGCACGGCGCGCTCAAAGTCGGTGCGTTCAATTATTATTTCCATTTGTCGAAACTTTTTTCGCGTCGGCGTGTTCGTCGAGCGTGGTGAGTTGTATCATCGGAATGGTGGGCTCGATGTGCGTCCACTGGTTGTACCACAGCACCATGTTGACGGGTGTGAGCAACATGTCGTGGAAGGCTATTTCGAGCGCCTGCTTCATGGTAAAGAGTTCGCGCTTGTCGGAGCCCGAGTTGTTAGTCTGCGTTTTGCCCGGCACAGCCCCCACCAGGTTAGGGTGCACATTGTCGGCATAGCAAATGGTGTTGGCAGCGGCCTGCACGTCCTCGTTCCAGTCGCCGCCCTCCTTGGCCCCCTCAATGTTGACGATGCGAATGTCGCGCACCTCGTGTCCGTCGGGGTTCACATAGTAACCGCTGATCCATGCCTTGCCCGAGTTCTCCACACCGCAAAGAAAGTCCTTGATGTTCTGCTTCTCGCGTGTGACGCGTTTCTGCATCTCCACGGGGTCGGTAATGTTCTCCTCCATGCAGATGCGCTGCCAGTATGAGCGCTCAATCTCAATTTGGTATTTCACGCTGGTGGTGTTGCGCAGTTTGGCCCGCTTGCCGGTGCTTATGAGGCGTTTCTCGTCGTAGGAGCCGCCGCGCAGCACGGCGCTCCAGTAGGGCACGGGGTAGTACTGCGCGCCCGCTGTGGGGAACCGCATCACTACGGCAAACTTGCGTGTGCGTGTAGGTGTGCGCCCTGTGGGCTGGTGCGTGTCGGGGTCGATGGCCATGCGGCGGCAAAGGTCGGCGTAGGGGTCGGCGAGCGATAGCAGCTCGATGCGCTCCACGCCGTTAATGCCCTCCTGCCAGTCCTGCCAGTTGGCGTAGTAAAGGTGGTTGATGCGTCCGCGGCGGTCGGCCTTCTCGAGGCGGCAGTGGCAAGCCTCCTTGTGCACAAGCCGGTTTATGCGCCGCCCGTCGCGTGAGAGTATGATGACGGCCACGGAGAAGTAGAAGTACTTCATGTCCGTCATTTGGTCCAGCATGTAGGCCGGCATGTTCTGCCTGCGGAGCCATGCGCGCACCTCGGGGTCGGTGGTGGGCTGGTGCGTGTTGGTGTCGGTGAGCCTGAGGCCTGCGCCGTAGCATGTGAGCACGTTAAAGAGTTTGTTTTGTGCCGTCACCTCGTCTGAGGCCACAAGGCGCACAAGGTCGTAGGGCAGCTGGTTGTCTGATCCGTAGGGCACGTAGGCCTCGCTGGGGTAGCCCGGCACGGGGCGTGTGATGATGGTGCCGCCCGGGGTGTCGAACACGGTGGTGGTGTCCTCCACCTCGGCCATGACGGCGGCAAATTGGGTTTGGGGTATGGCGAAGTATTCCATAGGGGGAGGGGGTTTTAAGTTGAAAAGTTTAGAAGTTGAAGAGTTAAGAGGAATGTCTGGCGAGGAGGAATTTTAAGTTGAGAAGTTGAAGAGTTTAAGAGTTAAGCGGTCGCTTTTAAGAGTTGAACTCGCAGAGGTATCCTCTTAACCTTTCAACTCCTAAACTTTTCAACTTATAAAAACGTTTCATCGAACGTGCGGTCGAACGTGCGCACGGGCAGCGGCGTGAGCACCGCCAGCCCGGCCCGGCTCTCGCGCCACGTCAGCGTGGCCGAGTCGGCCGTGTTGTAGGCGTTGGAGCCTTTGAGTTCGGCCGCGGTTATGGTTACGGGCGTGTCGTCGTGCCACACATGGCGCGCCGTGGCCACGTCCTTGAGCAGTGCCATTTCGGCCGCGCTGAGTGCGCCCGTGGCAGCCTTGAACTCGGCTTGCGCCTCCACGTTGGCGTTGTAGGCCGAGCCGCCCACAACCACCTGCGTGTAGGTGGGCTTGAGCGTTTCCTCCACCTCGCCATATATATATAAGGTGTCGGGCAGGGCAAACACGTTGGTAAAGTCGAGCGTGGTGACGGGTGCGGCGTCAGTGTCCCACGGTGCAAGGCGGTAGCGCATGGTGCGCTGGCCCACCGTCACATCGTAGGCCACGGGCAGACTTGTGCGCCCCGAATAAGGGCCTATGGCCTGCATGTCGACTATGGCTGAGGGCGAGGCGTTGTAGCAGAGCAGGGAGTCGTTGTACTCCTCGGCCCTGAACTCGGAGCCGATGCGCCTTGTCTGGCCCGTGCTCATGTCGAGATACGTGACGCGCACGCTCACGGGCCGCTCCTGCTTGCGCTCCTCGTCCGAGGGCAGCCACACAAGCCGCTCCGTGGCCAGCGCGGGCACCACCTTGCAGCCGCCGCCCGAGAGGGTGAGGAAGGAACGCTGCACAAAGTCGGCCCCGTTGATGTAGAGCCGCTGGCGGCAGGGCATGATGCTCACGGTGCCCACCAGCGTGCCTTCGGCCTCTATGCGCAGGTTGTTGGTCCATTTGCCTTGCTCCGCCAGGGCTATGGCGTGCGTGCTGAGCAGCCAGCCAAGGTCGTGCAGGGCAAAGTCGCCGTGGGTGTCGGGAGTGAGGCTGGTGTCGAGCACTGCGGACGTGCCGAGCGTGAGCCTTATGCGGCAGGGAGTGCCGGGGGTGCCGCCGCTGAAGCCGAGGTCCTGTATCTCGGTGGCAAAGGCCAGGGTGGGCAGTGTGGTGGTGAGACGGAGCATGAGTTTTAAGTTTATAAGTTGAGGAGTTGAAAAGTTAAGAGGGCGCTTTTAAGAGTTGAGGAGTTGATGAGTTGAAAAGTTAAGAGGTCGCTTTTAAGAGTTGAGCAAGCAGAGGTATCTTCTTAACTTTTCAACTTCTAAACTTATCAACTTTCACCCAAACGCCCCCATTAGAGCTTGCGTTTCTTCATATACACGCAGAGCAACACGAGCGCCGCCAGTACGATGAGCAGTTTGAGGGTGTTGGCAAAATTCGACCGATTTTGTAGAATTCCGCCCCCCGTGCCGGCCTTGGCGGGCTTGGCCTCGGTGCTGATGGTGTCGTGCCTGATGGCAGTGCGCCACAGCGTGTCGTGCTGCAGAGTTACACGGTTACGAATTTTGAGGCGCGTTTTTTCGACATATACGGTGTCGTCCCGCTGCCACTGAGTGAGGCTCACCGAGTCGGCCACGAGCACAGAGTCGAGCCTCACGTGCCAGCGCTCCACCGTGTCGGTGGTGTGGGTGGTGCGGTTGGTGGTGATGTAGTGCACTTGGCGGCAACTTGTGGCCGTGAAGGCAAGCAGGGCGAGCAGGGCCGCCATGGTGGCCACGCGGCCAAGGGTTACGAGTGTAAGCCGCCTTAATGGGTTGGGGTGTGGGGTGTGGGTCATAGGTCGGCATATTCGGCACGGGCGTCGAACGATGGGCACGCCTTGCCGGGGTTAAGGTTGTGGTGGCCCACGATGCGGGCTTTGGGGTACTTGCGGTGCAGCCGTTTGAGCAGTGCTCCAAGGGCAGCCACTTGTGCCGTGGTGCGGGTGTCCTCGGGGCGGCGGCCCTGGGCGTCGAGCCCTCCCACGTAGCATATGCCCAGGCTCTGGTGGTTGTAGCCCTTGCAGTGTGCGCCCTGCATGGTTTCGGGGCGGCCGGGCTCGATGGTGCCGTCGAGTCGCACCAGGTAGTGGTAGCCTATCATGTCCCACCCCTGCTGGCGGTGCCAGCGGTCCACGTCGGCGGCGGTGAAGTCCTTGCCGCGGGCGGTGGCCGTGCAGTGCACTATGAGGTATTTGATTTGTCGGGGGTCTAGTTTCATGTTGGTCGGGGGTTTAAGTTGATGAGTTGAAAAGTTGAGAAGTTTATGAGGTCGGTTTTGAGAGTTGAAAAGTTTAAGAGTTTAAGAGTTGGGAGGTCGGTTTCAGTGGTTGGACAAGCAGAGGTGACTTCTTAACTTTTCAACTCTTCAACTTTTCAACTTTCCACTCAACTTTTCAACTACTCTTGTCAATGTTTTTGCGGTTGTTTATTTCTTCTTTCAGCTCGGTGAACTTGCTTTGCACGTAGATGCTCACGCCGAATATTGAGCCGGCATAAATGAGGCACTGGGCAAAGAACCACAGCACCGAGTCGCTGATCTCGCCCACCGGGGGCACCAGGAACCCCGCCACACTCAGTGCCACACCCGCAAGGAGCATGGCCAGGGCCGAGTAAACTTGGTATTTTGTACGGTCTTCTTTGGTCATAGAGGAGGCTTTTTAAGGTTATGAGTTTAAGAGTTTAAGAGTTAAGATGTCGGTTTTAAGAGTTGGGGCAAGCAGAGGTTACCTCTTAACTTTTCAACTTTTCAACTTTTCAACTGCCCTCTCAACTTTTCGAGCAATGCCTTGTCGTCGGTGTTCATGATGTAGGGCGCGGTTCTCAGTTGCGCCGTGAGGCCCCCCGAGCCTTTGTAGGCAATGGCATGGCCATTGGTCAGAGTCCAGAAGTGCATCGCGGTGCCCTGTGTCACTCTGTTGTACAACGCGAGCGGCTCCATGCCGGCAATGGTCTTGAAGTCGTAGCGCTGCAGTGTGCCGCTGGCGCCGCTGGCGCCCTTGATGCGGTGGCCGAACCATATCATGTACTTTTGTGCGGGCACACCGTAGGCACCCTGCGTTTGGTACACCTCGATGGGGTTGCCCTCCATGTAGGTGGCGAGTTCGGCGTTCTCGAAGTCGGAGTGGCTTACCTCCTCGCCCATTACGTCGGAGAGCGTTTCCAACACCTTTTCGCCCCCGAGGGTGCGGAACTCCCACTTTTTGCCGCCGTTCAGGCTCACTTGCTTTATGCCTTCGTCCAGCGCACTCAGCTGCGTGGCCTGTGCGGCCGTCATGACGCCCGCCTTGGCGCTTGTGGCCTTGGTGAGTACAAGTTGCTTGTTGCCACTATCGGCAAAGTTTGTGTAGTTAACAATTACGCTGTCCGTAGTGCTCAGCCCTTCTGCAAGATTGTTATTCAGAATGCGGGCAAACACATACTTATCCATCAGCCCGTCTTGGTTCCTGTTCACCAAATAGCATAGCAGCACTTGACTGTATTGGCTTGTATCAGTGTTGTTCTCTGCGCCCCAGTGCTTGAAGCGTAAAAACAAGTTGCGGTCGGTGTGTGTATAAGTCCACATTTTGCTGCTCAGTATGGTGCGCGTGTTGTCGGTCGTGCCTTCGGAGTATACATAGTTGCCGTTGAAGCCCGAGTACGACGTTTGCTTTTGCGGCTGCAGGGGCTGCCATGCCTGCCACTTGGTGCCGTTAAAGTAGCGCACTATCACGTTGCGCGTTGATGCTGTGTCGTTGATCGAGGCCAGCGCGGTGCCATGCGAGTTGAGGGTGAAAGCCCCCACCGCTATCTGCACATAGCGCTTGGTGTCCTTCACGAGCACGCCGAAGTAGGTGAGCACCGGTATGCCGAGGCACTTGAAGCAGTGCAGGCCCTGGGGGGAGTCCACGTTCATGGCGTCGAGCGCGGCGTTCAGGGCGTCGAGGGTGGTCAGGTTGTCGTGGGTGGTGAGCCACTGGTTCAGGCCCTGCGCTATGGTGTTGGCGGCCGATGCGGTGGCATCGGTGTCGGCCATGGCCTGGCACATGTTGTAGAGCAGTGAGCCCACACGTTCGGCGGTGTTGGCGTAGCGTGCCTTCTCGTAGCGTATGGTGGTGGCCGTGGAGAGGAGGGGGGATATGTTCATGGGGGTTTTGAGTTGATGAGTTGAAAAATTTAGAAGTTAAGAGGTCGCTTTTAGAGACCATGAAGTTGCCCAAGCTCTAATGGGGGCGACGCGTCCCGCGTCGGTGATGGGCGGGAGGGTGTGAAGCCATGGCTGCATCTTTTTCCCGGCGCGGGACGCGTCGCCCCCATTAGAGCTTGGGCAACTTCATGGCTTCACTACGCGCTTTTTTCGGTTGTGCCTGCGCGTTTTTTCTCGCAGGCACAACTGTTTTTTCTCTTCGGCACAACTGTTTTTGCTATGCCTCGGGTGTGGCTATCTTGCTGAACGTCACGCTGCGGGTGCGTGCATCGGCCGTGCCGAGCTTTTGCTGCATGGCACCCGAAGGAGTGAAGCGCACACGCAGCTTTTTTACCTGCTTGGCGGTGACGAGTTTTGGGTCGTCCTCGCCATGGGTGGTGGTGCATGTGAGTCGGAACGAGCCAAGGTCGCCCAGGCGCACGGAGTAGCCGTCGGCCATGGCTTCGAGCACCACTTCTTGCAGGGCGTCGAGCACGCCCTTGATGTCGGCCAGGCTCACGGTGCTTTGTTTCTCAATTTGTGAGGCCACGTCGTTAAGGCCGATGGGGGTGGTGGGGGCCACCTGGGGGAAGTACTGCTTTTTGTCGAGCTTGAAGTTTTTCAAGCCTCTTACTTTGAGGGTGATCATGGGGGAGGGGATTAAAGTTTATAAGTTGATGAGTTGAAAAGTTAGGAGAACGCCTTTAAGAGTTGAGCAAGCAGAGGTAACTTCTTAACTTTTCAACTCTTAAACTTTTCAACTCATTAGTTATTTATCAAGGCCAGCGGCCTTGATGAATAACTAATGCTCAGCGTTTGCGCCGAGCGTTCGGCCGCCTTGCCGGGCAGCGTGTCGGGCAGTGTGACGGCGGGCATGGGCCTTTCGCCCGTGCCAAGGAGCAGGCGTGTGCCGTCGGCACAGGTGAGCAGCACGGCCACAGGGCCGGCCATGGGGGTGTAGCGGCCGCGCAGCGTGGCGGTGAGCTTGGTGCTGACGGTGTGGCGGCCGTCGGCCACCTCGTCGCTCACCTCCATGGCCGCAAGGCCCGTGGTGGGCACTGTGTGCCACTGTGCGCCCTCGGTGTTGAGGGCTGCCGTGTGCCCGTCGGGGCCGAGGGTGAGCTGGCCCATGCTGGCGGCGGGGGCAAGGCTCAGGTGGGTGATGTAGCGTGTCATGGTGTGGGTGGGGTGTGGTTGTCAACCTCTTCAAACTCCTGCACGTAGCGCGCCTCGAGCTTCTTTGCCTTTTCGATGATGCCGGGCACCACCTTGAAGCCAGCCACGGCGGGGTCGGCCGATATGACGAACTGCTGCGGGGTGATGCTCGAGTAGTCGGGGGCGGCTGAGTCCTCCTTGTCGAGCTGCGTGCCCTTGAGGTAGGTGGCCGTCATGGCGGCAAAGGCCTTGGCGTCGCCCGCCTCGCGTGCCATCTGCCACCCCTCCTCGCACCGTTCGCGGAAGAGCCAGCGGTCGTAGTCCTTGGTGATGCGCCCGAGGTTGCCCAGGCATATCTTGATGCAGCGCACGTCCTCGTAGGCTTGCGACAGGCCGAGCCCGTACTTTTGGCGCAGCACGCCCACAATGTCCTTGTCCACCATGCGGGGGTTCTGCAGCCAGTAGGCATACATCTCCCTGAGGCGTAGCAGGCGGGCCTGCATGTATTGCGGCAGTCCGGCTTTCTGCATTTCTTCGGCAGAGGCCATGAGGTAGCGTTGCGCGCGGTCGGCGAGGGTGTCGGTCATTTTAATAAGTTGAGAAGTTGAAAAGTTTAGAAGTTAAGAGGACGGTTTTATAAGTTGAGAAGTTTAGAAGTTGATAAGTTTATGAGGTCGCTTTTTAGAGTTGAACTCGCAGAGGCGTCCTCTAAACTCTTAAACTCATAAACTTTTCAACTTCTAAATTCGTCGTATGCCTCCCAATTCAGCCTGTACCTCTCATCAGCCTTTTTGAGCAGTTTGAGCAGTTCGTAGCGGTCGCACGGCTCCTTGTCGGCCATGGTCTTGAGCGTTTCAAAGGTTTGCTTCATCTTGAAGTAAAGCTCGCCGTTATCGTCGTACAGCTTCTTTATGTGGTCGGGCAGTTTGTCGTGGTCGGGGCGGCGGCCGCGGTACTGGCCCTTGGGGTGGTCGGCGTCGGTGCTGATGACGGGCGCGCCCTGTTGCAGTGATTGCTCAATGCGCGGCAGGGCCTCTTGCTCCATGGTGGCCACGTCGTGGCGCGTGAGGCCGTCGAGGCGTATGCGCAGGTACTTGTTCAGTTCGTAGGCTATGGTGTCGGCGTAGCGCGCGGGGGCGGCACAGGCACAGGCGTAGAGGTAGCGGTTGGAGTTGATGCGCAACAGGAGCATGGCCCCTTGCCTCACGTCGCGTTCATCTGACGGCTTGGCAAGGTAGGCCTGCAGTTGTTTGGTGAATTCGTGGTCGAGCATAGTACTAAAAAGTTGATAAGTTTAGGAGTTGAAAAGTTAAGAGGTCGCTTTAAGAGTTGAAAAGTTTAGGAGTTGAAGCGTTAAGCGATCGGTTTTAAGAGTTGGACAAGCAGATGTAACTTCTTAACTTTTCAACTCATAAACTTTTCAACTCTTAAAGCAACCTCTTAACTTTTCAACTCATAAACTTTTCAACTTAGCCGCCTGCGGCTACGCTGCCACCGGCTTGCCTGTTGCTCCGCTGATCTTGCCATCGTCGGCGGTGTCGATTTCGCCGGGGTAGAAGGGAGCCGGCACCACGTCGGTAGCTTCGATTTCGATGTCGGTGCTCGCGTTGGTGCTTGTGCCCTCGCCGAGCGAGCCTTTGGGCTTCACCACCGTTTCGAACATCTCGTTGCCCAGCACGCGGAACTTGCCGTCACGCTGCTGCACCAGGAACACGAGGTCGGCGTTCTGCGCCACAGAGCAAAAGCCTGCTGCCTCCTCGGCCGTGCCGGGGTGGCTGGCTGTAAGCTTGTTGAGAAATGTGCACGAGGGGCGCTCGCCCTGAGTTTCCCATTCAACGTTGCCTTTATTTGTTACGAGGTCAATGCGCTGCCACTTCTTGTCGGCCTTGAGTGTGAAGTTGCCGTCGTAGGTGGCGAGTTTGGCCAGTGTCACGTCCTTGTCGGAGGGCTGTGGCAGGGTGGGCCATGCTGTGATGTTTTCCTTTGCTGTGTAGTATACCGCGGTGCGAATGCCGGGAATGACGCGCTGGCCGGCGCAGAAGCGCAGTGAGCTGAATGGGGCGCCGTTGGCGCATGGGGTGGTGGTTGTGGTTTGTATTGCCATGGGGAGTTTTTTAAGTTTAAGAGTTTAAGAGTTGAGAAGTTAAGAGGAATGTCAGGCTTGGAGGGATTTAAGTTGAAAAGTTTAAGAGTTTAAGAGTTAAGAGGTCAGTTTTAGAGGTCGAACTCGCAGAGGTGACCTCTTAACTTTTCAACTTTTCAACTCATTCTCCGCCCTTGAGTTTGGCCACCATGAGCATTTCGGGGCTAAGGCTTCGGAACTGCACGCCGAAGGCTATGGCAGCCTCGAGGGTGAGTTTCCACGACGAGTACTTTTCGATGGCCAGACGCTCGCCGGGGTTGTCGCCCGCGCCGAAGCCGTACACCATGTTGCTCTGCGGGGCAATGTGTATGTACTGCGAGCCCTTCTTTGATGCCAGCGGGCAGAACTCCCACAGGTTGTCCGAACCCTCGAGGAAGGTTTTCTTGAACTCCGTGTTGTAAGGCAGCGAGCCGTGCAACAACTGGTAGTTCTGGTTGTAGGCGTTGTAAATGTCCTTCGACACATATATTTTAGCCTTCTGGCCCTGCAGCTCGTCATCGGCGGCGGCGTAGATGGCGTTGAATGTGTCGATGGCGTTAGTCTTGTCGATGGCGGCCGTCAGCTCCATGTAGTTGCCCTTGCCTGCGGCAATGTTGCCCGCAGTGGCCTCGGTGGCGGTGATGGTGTCGAAACCGTTAAACAAGTCCTTCGTGGTGTCGCCATCGGCGTTGCGCTTTGCGCCCCAGATGGCCATGTTGAGCTTGCGGCCAAGTTTGCCGGCCACGAACATGAGAATGTACTTGTTCACGTCCACCGTCTTGAGCGACTCGCCTTGGGCCACAAGCGAGCCGTAGATGGTGCCCCACACATCGTTGGGGTCGAAGCCGTAGGCACAGTTGCCAAGGAAAAGTTCAAGTTCGCGCGGGGTGATGGTAAAGTTGCCGTCGTCCGAGCGTGTGCTCTTGTACGGGCCAAGTTCGGCATCGCCGTCAAGCTGGCCGAGCACCACGTTGCCAAGCAGGCCGGGCATGCCCGTCATGTGCTGCAGCGTGGCACCGGCTGATGTGGCCGGCATGATGAGGAGTTCCTTCTCGTAGCGGGTGGCACTCTTCTGCAGTGCCTCGAGGGTGGTGATAGTTTTTGCCATTGTGTAGAGTTTAGAAGTTTAAGAGTTTAAGAGTTGATGAGTTGGTTAAATGAGGGAGCCGTACTTGCGGTAAAAGTCGCATGCCTCGGCACCCGGCAGTGCTGTGCCTTCGTCGGCCTCGGTGCTTGGCTTGGCAGAGTTTGTAGTGTCGCCGTCGGTGGCGTTGAGTTTGGCTTCGGCCTCATTCTTTTCATCGTCCAGAGCCTTGATCACCTTTTCGAGCGCGTCAATCTGCTCGGTGGTGAATGTCACCTTGTCGTCGGTGGCGGTGATGTGTGCCACGCCGAGCTTGGCGCACAGGGTGGCGGGGGTGAGAGTTTGTGTGTTCATTATGGGGGTGTTAGTGTTATGTGGCTTGTCATCGGTGGTGGCAGCGGCCGCGCCCTGCGGCTTGGCGGTGCAAGATGGCTTGGCGGCGCGCGCAAAAAGGGTTTCAAAAAAATCGCGCACCGCCTCGCCTATCGACTTACGCATTTGCTGTTCGGCTGTGGTGGTGATGGTGGCGGCGGCAGTGCCCTCAGTGCTTCCAGCCTCAGTGCTTTCGGCCGCCATGCTTCCAGCCGCCATGCCGAAAGTTGGCACAGGCAGCCCGCATGCCACAATGTGCTCGCGCTGTGCGTCGGTCATGGGCTCCTTGGCGGGGTCGGGCTGCTCTTCGTCGGGGTCAATCTCGTCAATGAGGCCAAGGCGCAGCGCCTCCTCGGCACCTATCCATCGCGCCTCATGCATGAGGGCCGCCATGCTGTCGACATTGCCGTTGCCCACCTTGGCGGCATATATCGAGGCCACCACGCGGTCGAGCGTCTTGAGGTCGGTCTGAGCCTTGCGCAGCCCCTCAATGGCCTTGGCAAGTTCCTCCTTGTTATAGTAGCCCCAAGTGCTCACGGCGGCCGAACAGGGGTGCACAAGCATCAGCGCGTAGCGGCTCATCACCACCTTGCGCGCACCCATGGCCAGTATGGTGGCCGCGCTGGCCGTCATGCCTATGATGTAGGCGGTGACCTGTCCGTGGTCAATGAATTGTTGTCTGATGTCGATGGCCGTCTGCACGTCGCCCCCGTAGGAGTTGACGCGCACGTTGCAGGGCTTGCCCTTCATGGGCTGCAGCTTGCTCTTTATGTACCCCTTGCTTATGGGGTAGCCAATGTAGGAGTCGATGTCGATGTGGTAAGTGCGTGGCATAAGTAGCGTGTGTGTTAAATGGTTAAAAGTTGTGGCAAATGTACACCTATATATATAGGCTCGTAAAAGACACCCGCCCGCCTTTGGCCCGCTCCTTGCTCTGTTGCGGCACGCGGGGCGGCAGTTTGTCCCATTTTAGTGGGCATTAGGGCCGGGCGGCCTCCGAAATAGTGCGCTTTGTCAGCTTTTCGACCCCCCAATGCCCTACGCCCCGCGCCCGGCTGACGGGGGGAGCGCGGGCGGTATATGCCGTGAAAGTGTGGCGCCGTGGCGGCGCAGCGGCAGGACAAAAAAAGCCCGCCGGCCTCGGGGTGAGGCTGGCGGGCTGGGGTGTAATAAAAACAAATGAGTGGGGGTGTGAATGACTAAGAGTTAAGAGTTGTGTGTGGTCTTGTCTATGTTGTCGGCCGAGGTGGTGAGCACTTTGGCCATGTGGCGCAGGGCCTGACTGAGTTGTTGCAGCTCTGTGGGCTTGAAGGTGGCGGGCTTGCCGTTAACCTTGTACCCGTGCAAGCGCTGCTGCAGCCAGTTGCCCGAGCGGTCGAAGTATTTGCGGGCCACGCCCGAGAGGTTGAGAAACTCACTCGTGTCTATCATGGCGAGCCATACTGCGCCCTCGCTTTCGGTGGATAGTAGCTGGCGCGCTTTTTCTGTTGCTTCGGTGTGTGTCATTGTGGTAGTTGGTTAAAATGGGCCCGCCCTTGTGCGGGCCCTTTGTTTTAGCTTTCGATTGCTTCAGCGAGTTCCTCGATAAGTCTTAATGCTTCGGCTTTGATGTAGTCGTGCTTTGTTGTGTTGGCCAACTCTGCAAGCATTACTATCGCTTTGGCTGCTGTTACTTTTTCTTTCTTAGTCATTCATTGTACACCTCCTTTCTTTGTTTTTATTACACTGCAAAGATAATAATAATATGCTTATTAACAAAGGGAGTAATAAGTTTTTTTGTATTATTTGATTGGCATCAGCCGCCGCCCGTGACGACGAGTTGCACGGGCTGCTGGGGGAAACGTTCGCATCCTATATATAAGGTGTCGAAAGCGTCGGAGCCGTCGGTGCGGCTTTCGAGTCGGTCCTCGTCGGTCTCGGCCAGCTTTTCGCGCCGCTTGTCCTTCTTGCCGTTGTACACGCCGGCAGTCTGTACGGAGATGAGCAGGTCGGGGTTGTTGGGTTCGTTAAAGAATGGCATGAGCCGGGCCTTGCCGTCGAAGCCGCGGTTGATGAGTTGGTACTTCTCAAGATGCTTCATGGGGGTGCCTATGTAGACGGGGCGCACGCGCCAGCCGTGCAGCTGCAGCTCGTGGGTGATTACCCAGCGGAAGTCCTGGTCGTTGACGGCGTAGTTGGAGCCGAGGGCGGTGGCGTCGTAGTAGAACACCACCTCGTGCATGGGCAGCGGGTCGTAGTACTGGCAAAAGTCGGCTATGAGGGCGGGCAGTTTGCGCTCATACTTTACGTAAAAAGATTTTAGCACATTGAGGCGTCGGCGGTCCTCGTCGGGCTGGCCTGCCACGAGCCAGTTGATATTGTTGTTGTAGTCGAAAGCTATGCACAGGGGGTGGCCGCGGTTGATGTCGGCATCGGCCTTGCATGTGCCGGCCATCTTGCTGAGTGCCTTGAAGTCGTAGCCCAGGGCGTCGACCACATGGTAGTCGGTGGAGGTGTAGCGGTGTGAGGGGCGCATTGAGGAGTAGAAGCCGTCCTTTAGCACCTCGACGGGGCGGCACAGTATGGAGGTGCGGAACACCATGGGGGTGAGGTCGCGCCGCATCTGTCGCACCCATGCCTCGCCCAGCACTTCGATGTTGGTAAGGCTGGAGTAGGTGCGGTAGAGTGTGGCGCGGCGGCGGAGCGAGGCGAGCAGGCGGCGCGTTTGCTTGATGCGCTCGGGCAGGTAGGGGGTGGTGTCGCCCTGTGCCATGCGCTGCAGGGTTTGCTGCTCGTCGGCCACGAGGGCCTCGATGGTGCTGATGAGTTCGGTGTCGCACTGGTCGGCATAGCGCATGAACCATGAGCCGCGCCGCGACACGGGCATGTCGGAGGTGATGAGCATGCCGTGGTGGAAGGGCAGGTCGCCAAACTCGCGCTGCTGCCCGCGGTTGGCGGGGAAGGTTTCGTCCTTCAGCCGCTCGTAGTCTACAAACTTGGCTTCGTCAATGTCTATGTAGTCAAAGCTCTTTGAGTTGGAGGTGCCCACGCGGTCCTGGCTCACTATCTGGCCAATGGCACCGTTATAGAAGGTGATGATGTTTTCCCAGTTGTCGGGTGTGACGAGTGGCGCGGGCCAGTCGAGCGAGCGTGGCGGACGGTGGCCTATGTCCCAGTGCAGGCCGCGGCGGTAGCCCCATTTCTCCCAGTGCTCGAACATTGAGGGCAGCGTGTTGGTCTTTGCCCTGATGGCTGTGGGGCACACAAAGGCGGTGGTGCTGCGTGGCATGGCCTGCATGTTGCGCAGGTTGATCCAGGCGTGCAGCATGCTTTTGCCTGTGCCTCGGCCGGCCACTATCACGTTGGTGTGGGCGTCGATGGCGCACACTTCGCGCTGCATGCGGTTCATGTATATTTGTTGGGGTGTGGGGGTGCTCATGGGTGGGTGGTGTGTGTGTGATTATTACCACTTGCGTGGGTATATTTTTTGCCAAGAATTACGCCATTCTGCGCATAAAGGCGCCGCATGCGGTAAAACTTCTGCCTTACGCCCTCGCGGTAGATGAGTGCAATGCCGTTGGCCTGACACCATGAGTCGATGCCGCGGTTGAGTGTGCCGCTGTGTATGAGGCACACGCACTCGCTCCACAGGGCGAGGCAAAAGAGGTTGGCCACGGCGCGTGCCATTTCGGCCTGTGCCCTGCGTGAGAGGTGGCACCAGTATTCGGGCCGCCGCTGGGCGTGGTCGGTTATGACTATTGCCACGCTGTCGGGCGGGCAGGTTGGCCCCGTGGCGGTGGTGGCTCCAGCTGCGGGGCGTGAGAGCAGGCGGTGGAGGAGCATATTCTCGTAGGAGCGTGGCGGGAAGCGCACGGGGCTGCCAAAGTGGTGGGTAAGCCATTGGCGCAGGTATGGCTCAAGACGGAGGTATACGGTTAGGCCTTTCATGTGTGGGGAGGGGGGAAAATTAAAGTTGAGGAGTTGAAAAGTTTAAGAGTTAAGAGGAATGTTTTAGAGGTTGAACTCGCAGAGGTAACCTCTAAACTTTTCAACTCCTAAACTTTTCAACTTTTACCCTTGTTCTTTTTGTCGTTTTTCGGGCTTGGTTCGTGGCGTAGTGCGTGCGGTGTGTTTTTCCTGTAATCTGGCTGAGGTCGAATTTCGTATTTTTTTTCTGTAATTTTGTATCAGCGTAATTTTATAACGTAACTCTCTGATTTTCAAGTGATACATTTTTCATCTTTGGCTGATACATTTTTGTATCGGGCAAAATGAAATTGTATCAGGGGGGGCGGGGGCTGATACAAAACGGGGGTGATACATTTTCGAAAAAAATTGTATCAGAATTGTATCGGGTTTTGTATCGCCTTTTTTCCTTCTTTATTTTATTGATATTCAATACTTTTCTTTGCTTGATACAAAGTGTGATACAAAATTACAAAAAAAAAGTACGATTTTAGGGGGTGTGGTAAAAACTTTCTGCCCGCTCAGTGGTTCGGGATTGGTCAATTTCACGGATTTAAGGTGGCGTGCGGGCACGAAAAAGCCCGGCACGTGGGGGGACGTGCCGGGCGGTGTGTCGGGTTTGTGTCGGGTTTGTGGTGGGCTTGTGGTGTGGTTGTCAGAACTTTGTTTGCTGCAAGTTCCGCCCGATGTTGTGAATGATGGTGAGAAGTTGGGCCTTTAGTTCGGCTGAGGGGTTCTTGGTGCCTTTGACGTATTGTGCCAGCAGGCTTTGGCTTATGCCGGCCTTGCGCGCTACGGCTGATGCGTTGATTTCGTCGTGCATGAGGAAGAAGCGTGAGAGGCTTGTGGGTTCGGGGTTGTCGTACTCAAAGCTGTCGAAGCTCATGTCCTCGTCGAGGTTGTCCCACCTTATGCCAAAGGCGTTGATGGTGTATTGGTTGCGCTGCTCAGGTGTGGCGTGGTAGAGCCGTGGGTAGTATAGCAGAGACTGCCGCAGCTCGCGGCCGTCGTCGGTGGTGCCGATGATGTGGGCGGTGTCGAATTTTATTTTTACTATTTTCATGGCTCGGTGTGTGTTGGTGTTATGTATGTGTGTGGTTAATCGTCAATGCGGCCGTGTATCTTTACCCAGTTGCTTATGACGAGGTCTTTGTTCTCTTCGAGTATGGCTTCGGCCAGTCGTATGTCCTTGTTCTTCATTCCGCAGTTTTTTTCGAGTTCGATGGTCGTTCCCACTATGAACTTTGCTTCGCCGTCGGCGTTGCGCACGTGCACATGGGGTGGTTGGTGGTCGCGGGTGTAGATGCTGAATATGAGGCCGAAGAGTCTGAGTATTTCTGGCATGGTGTGTTATATATGTGTGTATATGTTTGTTTTGCTATGTGGCAAAGGTAGGGTTATTTTTTTATTACCGCAAGTGTTTGTGGTGTGGTTTTTTGTCAGTCGTTGTGGTGTCCGTACATGCGGCGGGTGGCTTGGCTGATGGTGGCTGTGGGTCGGTAGTGGGTGTTGGTGGGTGGCGTGCGTGTGGGTGGTGTGCGGTGTCGGCGTATGGTTATGCGGTCGTCCATGAGGTCGTAGTTACGCCAGTGGTCGGCGGCGAGCAGGAAGATGGCTGCCGTGCGCACGCACCATTCGAGCTTTGGCGAGCCTTGGTAGCGGCGGAAGGTGACGCTGCGGCCGGGGCGCATGGTTTCGAGGTAGTCGTACACTTGGCGGGCGAATGTGCGGAAGGCATCGCCGCCCTCGCGGTAGAGGCGGCTGAAGCCTTGGGTGGTGAGCCATTCGTCGGGTATGGGGGGGAGCATGATTTTTAAGTTTATAAGTTTAAGAGTTGAAAAGTTAAGGGGAATGTCAAGTTGAAAAGTTGAAGAGTTGAAAAGTTAAGAGGTTACCTCTGCTTGCCCAACTCTTAAAAGCGACTTCTTAACTTTTCAACTCCTCAACTTTTCAACTCCTCGCCTACCAATATACGCTCATATGGTCTATTTCAAAGAGTGTGCAGTCGCGGAACTCGCGAATGAGTGCCGACTGCGGGAGCCTGATGCGGTGTGTGCCGCGTCGCTTGTGCCCGCCTATGCAGCGTGCGCCCTCGTAGGTGAGTATGTCGCCGGTTGAGAGTTTCCACACGCGCAGGCGGTGCGGTTCCCCGTCTTCGAGCAGGCGCAGTGCGTCGTGCTGGCTGATGCTGGAGTGTAGTTTGGGTGTGTTCATTGGCGTGGGTGTTTGAGGTGTCGTGCTATTTCGGCCTCTATTACTTGCTGGTTGTGGTGTGTGGCGGCTTCGTAGCGTCGGCCGTCGCTGAAGCCTTCATCTTTTCCAGCTTTGTGTCCGTCGTCGTAGCCCCGGGTGTAGCCTTCGTCGTAGGCGGTGAGGCGTGTGTTGCTTGTGGCGCGGCGCAGTTCGTCGCTGGCTTGTGCCTTTGTGCGGCGGCAGCCGTATTGGTAGCCCAGGGCGGTGGCGAGGCAGAGGGCAAGCAGGCCGAGGGGCAGGAGTGTGAGTGTTGTCATGATGGTGGGGATATAGTTTTAAGTTTATAAAGTTTTGAGTTTTGAGTTTTGAGGTTATGAGGTTATAAAGTAACCTTTAAGAGTTTGGGCAAGCAGAGGTGACATTATAACCTCATAACCTTAAAACTCAAAACCCTACCACATAGGGGGAGGGATTTTTCAGTCACGGGAGGTAGTTTTTTCTCTCTCCCGTAACTGTTTTTTCTCTCTCCCGTAACTGTTTTTTCTCTCTCCCGTAACTGTTTTTTCTCTTCGCCTATGTGGTTAAAAGTCTTCGCCGGGGCGGTGTCCTTGGTTGAGTTCGTCGTAGATGTGTGCTTCGCTTTTGAGGCGTTTAATCATGTTGCGCACCATTTGTTGCCGGCGGTGGTTGTCGCCCACGCGGTCGGCAATGAGGAGGATTAGGTCGGCAAAGTAGTCGCTGTCGTCGCAGGCCTGTGCGGCATCTTCGAGGGTGTACATTTCGCGGGCAAAGCTGGCCCAGGCTCTTTTGGCCAGTTCGGTTTGTCGCATGGCCATGCGCCAGCGTTGCTTGCAGTCGTGCTTGAGGTCGAAGCCGAGCCGCTCCACGCGGCTTTGTGCGTCCATCATGAGGGTGTTGGTCACATCGCCCATGAGGTAGGCCACATTCGTAAGTATGCGTGTGGCGTCGGGCACGCTGCCCGGGGGTACGAGGTGTTCTTTTTGCATCATTTTTAAGTTTATAAGTTTAGGAGTTTATAAGTTGAAAAGTTGATGAGTTGAAAAGTTAAGAGGAATGTCAAGTTGAAAAGTTGGAATGTCAAGTTGAAAAGTTGATGAGTTGAAGAGTTCAGCGGTCGCTTTTAAGAGTTGGACAAGCAGAGGTAACCTCTTAGCTTTTCAACTCTTGAACTTTTCAACTCGTATCTTGACTTTTCAACTCCTAAACTCTTCAACTTGAATCTTTTAGCCTTCGCTCTCGTCCGGCACAAATCCCGCCCCGGGGTCGAGGTGCGCCCCCGTGTCGAGGCTTTCGCGGTTGGCCTGGCTCTTGGTGGAGCGCAGATATATCATGTCCTCGCTCTTGCCGTCGATGCGGCGCGAGATGCGGCCCTGCGAGTTGAGCAAGTCGGCGGGGTTGTAGTCGTACACGTAGGGGCAGAGGGCGGCAAAGGAGCGCAAGGCCTTGGTGAACTTGTTCATGGTGTAAAAGTTCTTGTTCACCTTGGCATCGTCTATAAAGGCGTCGTAGGCCTCGCGGCGAACGATGAAGGTGTCGAGGTTGTCGCCCTCCTCGGCAAAGTACACGTTGGCCCATTCCTCAAAGTTGGTGCCCATGTCGGCCTTGAACTTGCGCTTAAGTATGTTGCCCATGGGCGGCATGGGCTTGACGCTCTCCTGGCACATCGACAGGTAGAACTGGCAGCACTGCATAAAGAAGTTTATGTCCGCGTTCCAATCCTCCTCCTTGTACGAGGAGCTTATGAGGTCGCGCCCGAAGTCGTCGCGTATGCTGCGGCTCTCAAGGTAGTCGTTGCCCTCGGTGCGCTGGTGGTAGTAGTCGCTGAACACAAGGTAAAGCAGGCGCGCCTCGGTGCTGGGGCTGAAGTCGCGCGGCACATAGTTGGTGGTAAAGCCAAACTTCGGGCTTTGCTCAAAGGGTATGGTGTAGCTCTGGTTGTTCTTGGGGTTGACGGTCATGTCCGAGGTTATGAGGTCGTAAAATGCCCCCGTGTCGAGGTGGCGGTCGCAGTCGTCAACCAGCACAAAGTCGGTGTGCTGCGTCACTTGGTCGAACACGTGGGGGTTGTCCATCAACTTGGCGTTGCGGCCGCTCAGCTTCACCGTTTTCATAAAGAGGCTGAGGGCTTTGAACAGGAACGACTTGCCGCTGCGGCCGTTGCACTCGCCGTCCTCGCCAATCTTGTTGTCCATGGCCATGGGGGCCCACGCCCGCGAGGGGCTTTTGTAGTGGTGCAGCATGTAGCCTATGGCAAAGAGTTTGCTGACAAGGTTCTGCTCCTGCTCGTGCCGCTCGTCGGGCGTGAGGCCCTCGCCGTCGATGCAGAACTTGTGGGCGCGGTGGTAGGCTTCGGCCTCCGAGGCGTCGCGCTCGGCAAAGTTGTACTCCAGCTCCTTGCGCCAGTGCACGCGGCTCGTGTTGATTACGTAGCCAAACAGGGGGCTGCTCTCGCTGTCAATCACCTTCACCCCGAAGCGCGCCTCGCCCGTGGGCGTGACGCTGCGCTCCACCTCGAACATGGGGGGCATGAGCGTGACGCGGTGCTCCAGCACATTCTCCTGCCACACATAGCGGTCAAGACCTTCCCCGCCTGAGTGCTCCACAAGACCCGTGGGGGTGGCCTCAATCGTTTTGCCGGGGAAAAAGAACAGCTGCGTGGTGGGCGTGTAGTTGGTAAAGTCGAGCGTAACCTCGCGCATGTTGTCAAGGGCCGAGTCGCTCAGCCTTGGCGAGTTGTGAATGAGGTTGCGCACGGGACGCGGCAGGCACCGCTCCTCGGCCCACTCGCTTATGAAGCGGCGCAGGTCCTTGGCCTTCACCTCGCGCACAATGTTGCCCTGCACGTGTATGTAGCGCGCCTCCTTTATGTTGTCGTCGTGCAGGGTGTAAAAGCCGTTCAGCCTGAGGAAGTTGTACAGGCACTCCGTGTCGATGTCATACGTCACGGCCCCCGTCTTGCGGTTGGTGCGCTCCGTCCAGAACTTGGCAGGCATGGCCAGCGCCATCAGGCCCGCAAAGTCGCTCCGCCTGTCGCGCAGCTCCTGCCAGTCGCGCAGGTCCTTGCGCGGGCGGCCGCGGTTGTCGCGGTAGCCCGTGAGGCTCTGCGGCAGCCACATGGTGTGTATGTCTATGAAGCGCAGCGCAAGCTCGCGCCCCTTGCGCACGCCTGTGCTGTCGAGGTCGGGAATGTTGTAGAGCACCTCCACATACTTCATCACCTCCTTGTACTCTGCCTCGCTCAGGCGGTACGTTTCGGAGTTGAACCACAGCGGGCTGTAGCCCATGGAGTGGCAGCACAGCGAGTCGCGCTCGCCCGAACAAATGAAGGCCTCCTTCAGCTTTTGCTCCCGGTAGGGCTTGCCCTCGTTGGCGGGGTCGCGGTAAAAGGCCGCTTCCTCGTCGGCGTTCAGCTTGCGCCACAGCTGCTTTAGCTCGTGCAGCCCGTTGATGTAGGCCTTGGGCTTGCCCCCTGCGGGGTGATAGCTGAAGCGAAAACCCTTGTCGGGGTTCAATGGCTCATATATTTTGTAAAACTTTACCTCGGCCTTCTCGCCGCCGCCCTCCTCCACCACACACTCGCGCATGAATATGGGGTAGTTGTCGGTGGAGTACTTGAGCGTCACCTCGCGGTTCTTGACATAGCCCACATACTCCGCCTCGTACCAGTGCAGCGCATCGGTGTCGGCGTGCGTCACCCTCGGGCCAAGCACTTTGAGGTGGCCCTCGGGTATGCGCTCAAGCAGGGCAAAGATGCGTGTGCCGTCCTTCTCGTCGGCCGTGGCGGGGCGGTGCTTTATGTCGGGCTTGTTGATGGAGCGGTTCAGCTCGTCACTCACGTCGAACATGGCGGCCAGCTTGAGCACTGCCTCATAGGGGCGGTCGATGCCCTCCTCTCTCATGCAGATGTCGAGCGGGCTCTGGGCGTGGCCCTCATCGCCAAAGTCGGTAACCTTCCACACACCCTCGCCCCCCTGTGTGTGGCACAGGTAGAGGCAGGCCGAGGGCGTTTTGTCGGCGGGGCGCACCCTGAACTTGTTTTTGGTGCCCACCACCTCGCGGGCCTGCGGGTAGTAGTGCAGTATGATATCGAGCCCCTCGTTGGTGGCACGATATAGGTTTTCAATTCTTATCATATGGTCTTTTGGAGTTAGAGTAGGAGTTTGGAGTTTTTTTAAGTTTATAAGTTTAGGAGTTGAAGAGTTAAGAGGTCGCTTTTAAGAGTTCGAACTTGCAGAGGTGACCACATAAACTTTTCAACTCATAAACTCATCAACTTGGAACCAAACTTAAAGCGTGGCGCAGGCGGCGGGAGTCGAACCCGTTAATGTCCTAACGTTGTTGCTCAAGACCGGGGGGCACCATCAAGCGGGCTATCCAGCGTCTGTGCTGATGACTGGCCCCGGCGTGCTATCTTCTTGCCGCCTATCCGTTTAGCGGCCTATCGCCTGCGGGGTGGCTGCCGCTATCCGTCGCGGACTGCGGCAGCCTGATGATGGCCGGGGGAAAAGCAAAAACCAAAACAAAGTGATGAAGAATATACACGTCAAGCCCCCCCGGCCATCGTGTGTGATTTCTAACTCCTATCTATTATTTTTTTTCGGTTGACGGGGTAACAGGTCAACCATTCACCCGTCAAACTATCGTGTCGGCAAACACCGCCTCGATGCGCTCCATTACCCCGGCCCGTGTCATGCCCTCGGGCATGGGGCCTTGAATGATGCAGCCGCCGTGGCCGTTCTTGACTATCAGCTCAAAGGGCAGAGCTCGGTCGAGCGCGTCGACAAACTCGCGCTGCTCGAGCGGCACAAAGTTGGCCTCCAGCGTCCACTCATGGCTGCCCTTGTCGAACGACACCTCCACCTCGGCAAAGCTCTCGTCCGCTGTCAGCTTGTACTTGATTTTTACACTAAATTTCTGCTCCATTTTTACGCTTTCCATAATTGTTCTTTTTTTAGTTGGTTATTATTCATTATTTGCAGTGCTCCACATAGTAGTGCACCAGGTCGGCGTCAGAGTAGTCGGGGAAACGCTCGCTCAGCGCATAGTACGTGCCGTTGTTCTTCATCTCCACCACAGTGGAGTCTACAAAGTCGCTCTTGCCAGCCCAGGCAAAGGCTGCAAACAGTGCCGCGCCCACCAAGGCCCACTTTGTAAGGGTCATGAGTCGTATAACAGTCTTTTTCATAATTGTATGCTTTTTCGTTAGTGCGCACAGCCGCAGGCGTCCGGTGCCGCAGCGTGCATGGGTTGTTGTTAATATGGGTTGTTGTTGCGTTATAAGCCATCTTTGCAGCCCCCGCCTTGCGTGAGCCATGTGTGAGCCGTTGTGTGAGCCGCCTTGTGTGTGAGGTGTGTGTGAGCAACACTGCATGGTAGTTATACCTATATATTTATATGGCGCAAACCGCTCGCGCCGCCCGCATGTGCCGCCGCACACACACCGCATGCCCCCTCGGGGCATCGTGTCACTCTCTCACCGTTGCCGCCACGTGTGTGCAATGGCACTTAATAGTACTCACGCCACACGCGCTTAATCTCGGCACCGGTTATGAACTTTCTGCAGTTCACCTTGCTCCAGCCGCAGGTTATGCGCCCGCTCGTCACCCATCGCTTGATGGTGGAGCGCGACACACCGAGCAGCTCTGCCGCACGGCACATGGGGTAACGCCCCGTGTCGGGCACCTGGGGTTCAGTCTCCGTCATCATGGTTGTTGTCCTCCTGCTGTTTGTTGTTGTTTGTCACTTCGCCCTGCGCGCGCTCCACCAGGTAGCACTTGCCGCGTGCGGCGTCCTTCTTCACTCTCACTTGCCACTCGTTGCGCCCGCTCTGGCGGTTCAACCTGGCTTTTGCCATAATCAGCGCCGAAAAACTCATTGCACTGCAAGGTATTTCAATGCCGCTGCCCGGCTTCATTGAGCGCAGCGTGGCCGTCGGGCTGATGCTGCGCAGTATCCTGTTTTTTGCTTCCATTTGCTTGTAAACATAACATGTATTCTTTACATTTGTATGCGTAACGCGGTTATGTAACGTTGTTATGTGGTGCAAATATAGCAAATGCAATTTAATAACAACAAATGAAATAATACAAAATATCGCAATTGTTATAAAATAGGACATATAGACCAACAAAATGAAAGATATAGGACAATTAGAACAGCTCATTATTGCTTTTGCAAAAGGAAATCAGTCGAAATTCGCAAAAGCTATGAATACAAGTCAGGGTACAATTGGTACTTGGATATCCCGCAAGACCTTCGACCCCGAACGAATAAAGCGTGCATTCCCTCAAGTCGACGGCAACTGGCTCCTAACCGGCGAGGGCGAGATGCTACTGCCCGACGAGCAAGGCAGCATACAAGTAGGCGGCCACCACAACACAACGCAAATAAACTCCACAGGCAATATAGAGACAACCAAAAGCAGTGATAATGAGGTTATAACGCTACAGCACACCATCGAACTCCTGCAAAAAGATAATGCCGCCCTGCACGCCCTCCTCGACGAAAAGGAACGCCTCATTAAGGTGCTGCTCGACAAAGGCTGAAACGAATACATGATATGTTTAATACACGCGCGCATTTACGCCCCTTTTGCCACAACCGCAAAAGGGGCGTAAACGCTTTATAAACACACAAAAAAAGGGCCTCCCCCATAACAGAGGGAAGCCCCATAATGCCGCCCGCATGCCCCGGGCAGCAGTCAAAACAAAGAGACGGCCCGCGAATGTGCCTACCGCATGCCAGCCAAAGCCTCGCCAATAGCGTGCAAGGCATCAACTATGCGCGCCCGTTGCCCGTCGCGCGGCACTTTAAGCCCCGTGGCATAATGAGTCAGCAAAGCCTGGTTGATACCCGACACACGAGATATGATTTTAAGCGACGTATAATTCTCGGCCAAACGAATGAGGGCCGCCGCCCCCATTTCCACGTCCAACCCATACTCGCCAGCCTTGACCCACGGCGCCACCTCCTCCATGTCGCCCGCATGTTCGGCTATGGCACGGCGCACTTCAACAAGCAACTCATCGTAACTCCTGGCAGTGGCAACCACCACACCATGCAAGCACTCATCATCAGACACCGCTGCATAATTCTTATCACACCAATTCACCTTAATCTTAATCTGTTCCATATTATATCTCTGTATTATTTCTCTTTGTGCTTAGCAATGCAAGGTATGAAATAATTTACTCCTTGCCAAATATTTTCTTTGAAAAAGTATGATATATTTTACCTTTCAACTCCCATCTGCCCCGCCATTCACATACTCAATCACCCGCCTCACCGCCTCGTCCACCTTGCGCGCATCACGCCTTATGTATATGTCCGCCATGCGGCACACCGACCTGTGCCCCAGCGCAGCATCAATCACCGCGTCAGGCACATCAATTTCAGCCGCCAGCGTAGCCCACGTGTGCCGCGCCCAGTACGATGTAAGTTCCGGAAACAAAGCATTATACACCTTCACCCGCTGCTTGCCGCCACACTGCCCCTTGCGGCGCACATACATATAACCCGACGGCCCCACCTTCTGCAACCCCTCGTTAAACCTGTGCAGCCAGTCATGCCACCCCTCCGCGCCAGGCTTCAGCCGCTCCCCAAACCACAGCAAATGCCGCTCCCCCTTGTAACGCTCAATAATAGCCCGGGCCTCAGGCGGCACCGACAGCTGGCACAGCACCCCCGTCTTGCTCCTCCTGTACCTTATGACACCGTCCGCCCCCAACGGCGGCAGCCCCATCAAGTCCACCAAGTTAATACCCGCCAGGTAGAACGACAGCATAAACACATCAACATACTTCCGCTGCCACCCCTCACACGGGTAATCCCTCAGCCGCCTCAAGTCACCCACCGAGAGCGACCGCTTCATCGTCTCCTCCTTCTTAATCTTAAACCGTCTGAAAGGGTACAAGTCAGCCGGCACCACCCCCTCATCAATAGCCGCATTCATCACCGCGCGAATGTTGCGCAAATGAATGCCCCGCGTGTTCACGCTGCACGTCGCCCCCAGCCACTGCTCAAAGTCTCGCAGCCACCCCACACTGATGTCCGCAAACCTCAGGCGCCCCACATCACAGTATCCCCCCATCTTGCGCAGCGTCATTTCATACACCTGCCTTGTTTTCTCCTTGCCCCTTCGGGCTATAAACTTCTCGGCAAACGTGCCAAACGCCGTCTCATTCCTGGTCCCTTTACCTTCGCCGTTCCCTTCCTCGTCATCATTCCCGCGTTTAGCCAGCACAGCCTTTTTAATCTCCGCCGCTTTCATCTTGTCCACCTCGTACCCGCCCACAGCAAGTTCTTCAATATCAAGCTGCAGCTTAGCCCTTTTAATACCGAGCATTTGCGTCAGTTTTCCGGCCATAGGCACGCCCACCACCTTGCCGGCTTCAAATTCATTCTTATGCAGCATCAGCCCGGTGGCAATTTGCGCCGCCGTACCATTGTTGTATATCACCATGTATAGCCGCCCTTTGCCCTCAGTGCTTGTGCGTCTCAAATCCAGATACCATTTTATTTTGTATGCCATTTTTTGTTCCTATTGCATTTCGTCCCGCAGTCCGATTGCTCACAATATGCTCACAATATGCTCACAAAATTGCGCCAAAATATCGCAAAATAGACCCAAATGAGCCATAAAAAAGGCTTAAGCAGTAGTATTAACACAACGCAAAAACCGCCGATTATCAAGTTTAATTACTTGATAATCAGCGGTTTAAGTAAATGTCGGGGCGACGGGATTCGAACCCACGACCCCCTGCTCCCAAAGCAGGTGCGCTAACCGGACTGCGCTACGCCCCGTGCAAGATTAGTGCAGAAGTGACTGCTCTTAATCGTTTTGCGAGTGCAAAGGTAACAATATTTATGTAAATGCAAAATAGTTTGCCTGCTTTTTTGTGGTAATGTGGTGGTAATGCCTTTACACTTAGCCATGATTGGGCACGGAAGTGCCGTTTTGCTGCGTGGCAAGGGTGGGGAGGTGGTAAAAAGAAAAAAGCTACCACGCCAAAGCGATTGCCAGGTGAGGCATCGCTCGGGAGTGATAGCTTTTTACCTGAACAAGCAGGTAGGAAATTCTGATTAGTTGACGCCAGCAGCAAGTTCGGCACCAGCCTTGAACTTAACCACCTTCTTGGCAGCGATCGTGATCTTTTCCTTCGTTGCGGGATTGATACCCTCGCGGGCAGGACGCTCGTTGATAGAGAATGTGCCAAAGCCGAGGATTGCAACCTTGTCACCCTCCTTGAGAGCACCTGAAATGGCATCGAGCACTGCGTCGAGTGCTTTCTTAGAATCTGCCTTGCTCAAGCCCTGGGCTGCAATGGCATTTACGAGATCAGTCTTATTCATACTGTGTAAAATTATTTAATGATTTTATCTGTTCGTTGGACTTGCGCGTGATGGCATTTCCACTATTAAAAATGCCCACTTGCCGTGTGTTAATGGGGCTTTGTGCGCATTTTCATGGCAAATATAGGGCATGGAGGTTAATGGTGCAAGCAATTCGGCGCTTTTTTTATAAAAATGAGTCAAAATGGCGTGTTTATGCGGTGTGTGAGTGCATGCAGGTGCGCTTTTGGGGCCCTTTAGGCCCTTTTTAAGTCCCCTTACTATTCAGGCTTTAAGTAATGTATGGCAAACATACTTGTCAACCTGTTACCCCGTTAACCAAGAATTCTGTCAAAGGCAGGTCTTGTGGCTTGTTTTATGCGACATTTGCTCAAAATAAGGCCGCACGCTTTGGCCATTTGGCGCCGAATTGCTACCTTTGCGGCCACATACCGATATCCAGATTTCGGGCCAGATTGGATTTGACAGCGGGTTGGAGTGGTATGTAAGCACGCAGTGCGCCTGGAGGTGGGCACTTAAATATCGGCCTTCGACAATTTAACTGGCGAAAACAAGTTTGAGATCGGAAGAGCACACGT